ATGGTCACCTTGTAATCGGTAGCTGCGAATTTCGCCATGCTGTTTTGCTCCTAGTCTGCGTAGCAGAGAACTACGAACTCTGCCGATAAATAGTTTACCTCACCAACAAGTAGTTCCCCATAGTTACGCATATCCGTAACTCGTAGATCGAACGCCTTGCCACTAAGGGTCTTGTCTGATTCTATCGCTAGTTTGATGCTGTTCGATCCTGTGCTTGAACAGTAGGAATCTATTGTGCTTTGACCTGTTCGTTCTGACACGCGCCCAACAATTATCTGAACTGCAAATGTGTATGTCTGCATTCCTCTATAAAAGGTTTCGTCATAGTTAAGTGAAACGGGAAACACAATCGCAACTGGTGGGTTGATGCTGTCCGGCTGATAATCGGAAACTCTAAGACCGTTAATTGTTGCAAGGTTTGCTTTGATACCTGCGCGTAGTTCTGTGATCGAAGCCATTAGACAAAGTTTCTGATTCTGCGATACGGCGCAACTAGTTGCTCAACGTCTGGATCAAGGTAACGGCTAACGCGCATCGCGCCCATGTCACCGAATCCAGCTATGCCCAATGGACTATCTAAACGCTTGAAGATGCGGCTGGCCTGAATGATGCAAGCCTGAGTGATTGAAGTTGGAACTGATGCCCAACCAAAGACTGCGGTTAGTTTGACCAATGCTTGTTCTGCTTCCACCGGGAACAGGTAGTTTTCAACTGCGCGAATGCGTGTGTATGGAACGGCAAGCCCATCAACGTTTCCGTTAAGTGGTTCTAGTTGATAGTCACCAACTGCCCATGTTGTATCAAAGACACCATCGCCACCTGATGAAGTTTGCAATGTCAAAGCGGTGCTTGAAACATCGTCAATCTGTGTAATGAAAGAATCCTCTGCGGCGTAGTAGCGCGTAGCCGTTCCCGTTGAATAGAAGTACCTGCCAGCGTGTCCGTCAATTGCGCGTGATGCAGACTCAACTGCCATCTCTAATAACGAATCATCAACGCTATCTTGAATGCGAGCTGCGGCCTTGATCTGTGCAAGTGTGCAATATCCATTGGTAATCGCCAAAGTAACTCCTAAGTCTAGGTCTATTCTACTTGCGTTCTTGCAATGCCCTACGGATACCTTGACGCAAACTAATCTGCGGAATGAAATACTGGTGCGACAAATGCGGATCGCCTACCCGATACTGAACCCCTGTTGGCTTTGCAATTATGTGGTTGAACTCTGGCGTGATGCCGGCTTCTTCGCAGACCATCTTTGCAAGTTCGTTAAAGCTAGTCGGAAAACCTGAACACAAATTGAACGTGCCTTTGTATCCCGTCTGAACGTGCCAGAGAACGGCCTGAACAATGTCCTCGATGTGGATGAAGTCGCGCACCTGTTCGCCATCGCCCCAAATGTCAAACACTTCCACGTTGTCTAATGCGCGGTCAATGAAACTAGGGAACGGATAGTCAGAGTCTTGGTCTGATCCGTAACCAGAGAACGGCCTGAACACAAATAGGTTCGTTCCGTCTAAGAACTGCGCCAGATACTCGCCAGTTAGTTTTGCCCAACCATAGGTTAAGTCAGGGTTGCGAACTTCATAAAGGTTTAGATCGTGTTCAGCTAGTCGCAACAATCTATGACTGTTCTGCAACTCAATTGGATACGCCGCTGAACTTGAGAAGTAAACCGTATTTGTGGGTTTTGTTCTTTGCACCCAATTAAAGAACTCAGCATCTATGGAAAGATCAGTTGCCACCGATAACGGCTCACCTTCGATAGTGGCGCGACCACCAACGATTGCGGCTAAGTGAATGACCAGATCGAACTGGTCTGTATTGGTCTTGAAGAAGTCCCGGCAGTCGTTGCCATCTTTCAAGTCAATGCCTGTTATGTCGCTGTCTCGCAATGCCTTAACAAAGTTGCGCCCGACAAAACCCTTGTGACCTGTAATAAGTATTTTCATTACCAAGCCTTTACATTCTCAACGTCATTGGCAAATTCTGTTGCAAGGTATTCAGCAAAGATAGCCTGATCGCCATTGTGCATTTCAGGATTGTTTACAGCTGCGTATCTCTCGTCATGTTGTGCCTTGCCGTTTGTGTAGTGCAGGTGTTCAAGAATTACATCTGGCAAATAGTTTGCGTTCTCTAATGCCTGACCCATTGCTAACCAGTAGTTGTCTAGAAACAGGTGCTTCAAGTTTGGTGGTGACATAAACCCCGTAGCCCTAATTATTTTGCTAGACATAACTACGGCAGTTGGCAGGTTCTCGCCTTGCAATAAATCATTGCCGTAAGCAATGCCCGGTTCGCTGCCAATGGCTTCAGCTAGTTTGGTATCCCAACCACCTGTTCGCGGTAGGTGATCGTCACCCATGAAACAGATGTAGTCGTAGTCAGGCGCGAACCACAAAGCCCAATGATTAAGTGTGCCATTCATTCCCATACGTTCAGCAATGCAAACCTTGACGTTATCTAGTCCTGCGGTTTCGTGCATCAAGCCTTGATAAGTTTTGACATCATCTGCATCTATGGCAAACACAACTTCAGTAAAGTCTGCCGTTGCGTTGATCGCTTCAAACAAACGGATCGCGTTATCGTTGCGACCACGAGTAGGAATAATTGTAAGCATTCTCATTGTTGTACCAATCTCCAGAAGGTGTCCCCGGCTTTATCTATCATGTGTCTTAGGTGGTCTGCATCTTGCCAATCTTCAACGCTAGTAATTCCAACCAGTTCGTTTGTGTGAATCCTGCAACCAGAAAGAACGGCTTCCATAACTGCGCGACATTCTGACTCAAAGGCTAACGGCAGGTGAACAAACCATTCAGACCTTGCCATTGCATCTAAGACTTCATCACGCGACACGTTACTAAGTGCCTTGAACTCGTAGCCTGCCTGCGCTGCCCAAATCTCTGCTTTGAGTTTTCCTTTAAGTGGATGTTCACGCGCTGCCCATAATGCAAACGGTTGCTTGTCCATGTGGTCATAACACTTAGACGTATCGAAGTAGCTGAGAACTTGCGCGGTCTTGCGCGGTTTAGTCCAAGCTAATTCTCTGCGCATATGCGCTGGCGTATGGGTAACGAATAAACGACTGCCACGAATCAAGGCGTTCAGCCCTGCGCGTGGTGTTTGAAGGTGATGCACAAAGACAAATGGCTCATACTCGCTTAGTCGGTTTAGTTGCTGATCTGTGAACGCATCTGTTCCAGTTACAACAACAGAATCGAATTGGTGTATGTCGTGTGTATAGAATGTCTGCGGTGTGACAATTTGTATATCAAAACCCAATGGTGCTTGAAGTCGGTATTCATAGTCTGACATTTCTGCGCCACCTGCGAACTGCCCTGTGAATAGCCCTGACGCGCTCTCAGACGAACGTAGAGCAACGTTAGGGTCATTCTCTATGTGATGTGTGTACCAACCTATTTTCACGCCGTAGGCCGTTCTGTGCCTTTTGCCCCGATGACCTTTAGTGCAGGTTTCCAGAAGTCGTTGAATACCGTATCCGCGTTATACGCCTTTGCGAAATCCTGCGCCTTTTGTGAGCGACCCCTGCCACGCTGATACGCCTGCTCCAGCGCATCCACAATGCCGGGAACGCTAGGCATATGAAACCAACTAGATTGCGGTGCATCCCATAAAGGCTGCCCGTCAATCAACCAACCATCACCAACGAGTTCTGTTGAAGCTGCAAAATCAGAAACGATTACGGGAGTTCCGCAGGCTTGCGCTTCGACAGTTGGAACACCAAAGCCTTCACCGTAGCTAGTGGCAAGTAGAACATCCATAGCGGTGTAAAGCGTTGCCAAAGTTGGTTGGTCTATTCCTGTTCGTAATAGGTAAGGATCAACAAACGAATACTGGTGTTCTTTAAGTCCAACTGAACTAATTAGTTCTTGCAACTTGATTCCACCTAGAGAACCGTTGGCATCTGTGTGCAGATACAGAACAACGTCATCGTGCATCTGCGCGAACATCGAGAACGCAAGAATGTTTTCACCAAATGCTTTGCGATTAGGCGATACGCCTTTGTTAGCCGCGTTCATTCCAACAATAAACACATCTTCACTAGCACCAATGAAATCTCTGCCAGTTGTTCCCTTGTGTCGCTTCATTGGCTTGAATGCAGAATCAACTGCGTGTGGAATGTAAAGGGATTCAATGCCTACGTTCTCTAACATGGACTGCCCGTACTGACTCATTGCAATTGGTGTAACAAAGTCTTGTCTGCACCACGCTGCAACTTGTGGCGGTGCTGGCAAGTGATCAACTGGAACCCAACTAGCAACATTCCAATCTGACCAACGCTTACCCTTTAGAACCCACGCATCGTAGAGAGTAAACAGAATGTGATTTTGTTTTGGATTACGTTGCGCCCAATCAAACATATGCGCAGGGATAACGTCATTGGAATACATATCCGCACCGCGTTGATAAACGGGAATCCCGTTCCACTCGCTGTTGCTGCCTTCAAGTCCGTAGTTGTTAAAGATGGCAACATTGTGACCCATTGCTTTGATTCGGCTAGTCACTTGAGCAGTTGCAACTCCGTAGCCTGTGTTAGCCCACGGCGCGTTTGATACCCAACCAATACATAAAGAATCCTGCACGATAATCCTTTGTTCGCAGATAAAAGAACCTTAACTTAAAACTCGCCAAAACAAAAGCAGAACCCCACCAAGCCTGCGCTCCCGGTGGGGTTCTGTGTATTTGGGTCGTGCGACTAGCTGGCTGCGCCTGCAAAATACTTCACGTGTGAAGTCTGAATTAGATTGCCATCGATCCTGATAGACGCTCTGAACGTAATTAAATCGTTCTGGAACGCGTAGTCATCGGAACGATCTAGACGCAAACCGCCAACCTGACGAACGTAGTAACTTGGCAAGTGACCAAAGATTACTGACTTCGCGCTTGTTGCAGGGTCTACCATTGCTGGATTTTCATAGATTGGGTATCCAAGCAACATATCTCTGGCATCGCCCGATAGTGAAGGGGTAAACAGGTACTGACCTGCGGTGTCCTTCAACTTGCGAACTGCGCCGATAGCCTTTGCGTTCATCTGGAAGCCAACACCCGGAAGGGTACGGCCTGCGGTATCAACGCTGTAAACCAAGTCAATTAGGTTGTCTGCGGTGAATGCACCAGATACGCCAGTTCCACCAGTTACACCTGAACCGGCAGTTGTAACGATGCCGTTTGGCTGTACCGTTCCAGTTCCAGTTGTTAGTGCGCCATTGACTGCAAAGCCAAGTGCGTTACCTGTCTGGGTTGCAAGGAATCCAAGGATATCCACGCCTGAATCTTCAACCATTTCGCGGCTGATCTGGGTAAGGAACCCGTACTTGTATGCGCCCAAAGTTTTGAAGGCGTTGAAGGTTGGGTCGCTCTCACCAAATGATGCAGCTTCAGAAGT